GTTCAGAGTTCCATCGGGGTTAAGAGTGACTGACACTTGCTGGTTCTGGGCGTTAGCAAGGTAGCCCGAATGGGAGGCATCGAAGTCGCTGATGGCTTTGACTGCCCCCTGAGCCTTCGTCAGGGCGGCGGCTCTGGCTGCTGCTACAGCCGCCACCTTCGCCTGGGCGTCCTCCAGGGCCTTTGCCTTAGCAGCGGCAGCCGCCGCTGCCGCTCTGTCGGCGTCGTCCTTAGCGTTTTGTATCCTGATCTCAGACGTAAGCGAGAACAACTGCTCACGCAGGGCGTTCATCGGAACCTTCAGCCCCTCGAGGGGGAGAGCGATAGCGTTCTTAGTGGTCGACTCGTACCAGCTCTGGAACCCCGTAGAAGGGTTCCATTGGAAGCTTCCACCCAAAGTCAGGGACCCCGACGCCGAAGACAGCGCCTTGAGGAAGGACGTCTGTTCAGCTGTCAGCTTAGAAAGGTCTAGTTGACCCGTGATCGACCTCACCCCAGACGTTACGGGGTTCATCAGGAAGTTTCGTTGGGGGATCGTCAACCCCGAGAAGTTTATCTGCCCTGTGACCAACCGGATGGCCGAGGTCACCTGGGTCAGAAGCATTGCCTTCTGAGGCTCGGTGAGCTTAGAGAGATCCACCTGCCCGAATATGGTCCGGGTAGCCGTGCTGCCTTGGGATAGCAAAAGCACTTTCTGGGCTTCGGTCAAGCCCGTGAGATCCAGGCGTCCCAGAACTGTCTTAGTGATGGTTCCGTTAGCTGCTAGAGCCAGAGAGACGGCCCGGATCTGGCTTCCCGAACCTATAAGCCCCACCACGCTCTTGGTGAAGCTTCCGTCCTGCCCCAAAGCCAAAGCCAGGGCTTTAGTTTCCGATCTGGTCCCCAAGCTAGCCAAGACCGTTTTGGTGATCTGACCGCCGGTAGACAAGGCCACTCGGACGGCTTCAGGGGAGGTTCCGGATTGTAGTGTAGCAGTAACCGTCCGGGCCAAGATCGAAGCCGAGGCCAAGCCCAGGAGGGTCGCCGGAGAGTGTCTCCGATCTTCCGGGATGTAGGCCTTGACTACTCGGACCAAATCCGAGGCCGTCGTCAGGGCCAGGAGTTTAGCCTGAGGGTCAGTGGACCCCAAAGCTACCGCCACAGTCCTAACCAGATTAGACGAAGCCGCAAGAGCCAAACGAGTCGCCAAATTCTGAGCACTTCCGGGGGCGATCTGGGAGGCCACAACTCGAGCGATCTCCCCGGAAGTTACCAGGGCGAGTTCTCGGGCCGCGGGGTTGATCTCCCCCAGGGCCAGATTGACGGCCCGGGTCAGATTTCCGGAGGTGGTCAAAACCAGTTGACGATCTTCGGGAGTCATGGAGCTCACCAGGGTCGTCCGGATGTTCTTCTCCACCGTCGAGGCCGCCGTAAGGGCCAGCTGAGCATCCCGCAGGGTCAAACCCGAGGTATCAGCCAAAAGATCTACGGTCCTCTGGTGACGGCTCAAGTTTGTCAGGGCCAAGACTCGTTCCATGGGCGACAGGTCATTGGTCCGGGAGATGAAATTAAGCTGGGCCTCTATCTCCCGGTTGGCGTCGCTGAGGAGTTGTTTCAGGACCGGGTCAGCGATGTTATCCACCACAACAACGGTCGCATCCATGTGAGCCACGATAGAGGCATAGTCGATGGCTTTGACTTCCTCGATAGCGTCTTGGAGCCCTCCCAACTGAGCATTCAGGGCGTCGATGTCGGCCGGGTTTAGTACACCCCCACCAGCCAGATAGTTCTTGATCTGCGTCAACAGAGTCTTCTGCTGACCTAGCAGATCCGCAATGACGTCCTGTTGCCCTCCTTGGGCGTCGGAGACATTAGCGGCCAGGTTCAAATCGTTGATAATCTTAGCCTGGGCTAGCGCAGCTTCGGTCGCTGTCCGAGAGGTGTTTCCAATGTCTCCCAGAAGGGTCTTAGCCACACTCGTCAGATCCCCCGTAGCCGAGGAGTCTCCCGACAGGGTCCGGGCCAGTAGGATCTGGAACCGGGCTTCGTTTGCCGCCCGGGCCTGATCACGTGACACCAGGGCGGAGGAGGTCCCCCGCAGGTCGGCTATGAAGCCTCTTAGGGATTGGGCCGCGTTGTACCACACCTTAGCGGCGGACAGAGCCGCCGTTTGCACCGAGTTCAGGTCGGTAATCATGGCGTCGAGTCCGGAAGAGGTGGAGGTCAGGAGATCGGAGATTGCGGAGCTAACGGCCCCGATAGCCGGAAGGACCTCGTTCATGGCCCCGGCCAGCGAGATCAGGGACGCAAAGAGGTCCCGGCCCGATTGGGTGTTGAGGTCCTGGGCCTCCACCAAGGCCCGGTAGGCTTCCCGAGAGGCCGGCATAGCTACCCCGAGAGACTTGAACTGCTCTGACAGGAACGCGGTCTTATTAGCCACCTGCTCTTCGGCCGTGTAGAAGTTAGCAAAGTAGGTCTGGAAGCCCGAGGACAACTGCTCCATCCCCCCGAAGGCGTCGGCCAGTTTCGAGGCCGCATCAGCCCCTTGCAAGCCGATCGAAAGAAGTCCGTGGCCAATAAGGAGGAGTTGGGAATTCACTGTCGGCAAAGCTTGGGAAAGCCGGGTCAGGGTGTCGAGGGTCTTTTCCCCCTCCTTGGCATAAGCCCGGACGTCCACCACGGTGTTGATCATGGAAGATCCCAAGTTAGTCAAGGCAGCTGACAGCATGTCAGCGACCTCGCTTGAGGACTTGTTGAACGTGTTCAGGTTAAAGGAGCCGGAGAAGTTCTCCAGGGCCTTTGCGTCGAGCCCCAAGGAAGTGACCATGTCCGACACCCCGGACTTAAGGCCATCCAGTGTGTTCTCGATCTGAGAAGAAGTTGTGCTGTCCAGGCCCGAAGCGGAAGTGTGCCGAACGAGGCCAAACAGTGAAGAGCTAGACTTTGTCGTTTGCCCCGAGAACCCATTCGGCCCGTAATTCCCCGAGAGAGTCGACCCCGTGGGTTTGCTCTTAAAAGCCGCGGCCAGTAAACTGATACCCGCAACAACGGCTCCGATAGCCGGCAGGGCGGCCATGATAGCGGACCCCCCGGAGGCCGCAATGGCGGCAGTTCCAGCCGCCGAGGTCGATCCGATCCCAAGCATGCCCCCGAGGGCGTTGAAGGACCCCCCGAGACTCCCCAGACCAAGAAGCCCTGCCGGACCCGTGCCCCCTGCGGCCACGCTGGCGGCATTCGACGCACCTCCGGTGACGAACTGACCCATCCCAACCGACACCAAGATCTTGTTCCGGATAGCCAGGGCTACCATCTGGGACAAAGCATTCTTGAAGCCCCCCACAAGAGAGTCAAACAGCTTTTTGCCGTCTCTCATACCATTGGAGAACCAGTCCCCCAGGGCATTCGAAACGCTGTCGATAGCCCCCACCACCGGTTGCTTCATAGCGTCAGCATACGCCTTGGCTTCTTGGGTCGCCTTCTCTGTAGCCTTAGCCGCGTCGGACATTCCGCCGCTGGCCGCTCTCCCAGCGGCCCTCGCGGCCGGAACTACGGCGTTCAACGCCCGGGCGGCTGCCGCGGCGTCCTCGGCGAGCTTCCGGGCTCTCGTCGAAGAATAGGCCAAGCTTCCGTCACCTTGCCCGGCAGGGCCGACCCCGTGGGGAGCAGCAGCCTGGCCTTGGGCGGCCGACTGGGCCGCCCTCGCGGTCTCCGACATGGCGATCATTTGAGCCAGGGCGGCGTTAGCTGCCATCTTCACGTCGTCGATTGCCCCGAACAGGTTCGAAGCGGAAGAGGTGGCATTGTCGAGTGCCGGTTTGAACAGGGCCGTAGTTGCGACCCCCGAAGCGGCCTTGTTGTGGATCTCCTCGAGAGCGACGACGGATCCCTGCAGGGCCACGGGAACGTCGGCGGCGACGGGGTACATCTCGGCGATGATCTGCAGGGCCGCCGCCGACTTGTCGACTACGTCCTGCATCCCCCGGGCCCCAGATAGCTCGGAGATGGCGCGGTTCAAGTCTCGGGCCCTTTCGGGAAGGACCCCAGCAACCGCCGACAACTCGACCCATTTGGCCTTTTGAGTCTCTAGGCTCTTCGTCAGGGAGTCGACGGCTTCAGCGCTGAGCTTGTATTGCGACTGAGCCTTCGTCAAGTTGGCTTGCTGGTTAATCAGATCCGTCTGAGCCGTGACGGCGGCCCCCAGCTTAGTTTGGAAGTCGGCCATTCCGGCCGACAATTGGGCAATGGCTGTATGGGCCTCCATCTCGGCCAAGTAGTGCGAAAATTGCCGAACGTTCAGCGCCGCAGATCCGAACTGAGCGACCAGTTCGCTGGTAGACTGAGCAGCAATTGCGGCATAAGCATTATACTGATCCAGGGTAGACATAAGGGTCTGGAGGGCTGTACTGGGTTTCTCCACCGCGTCGGCCGTCTGGGAGAACCAATTCACCAGAAGGGGGAGAGCGATACCCGCTACGACCCCAGCCGCCGCCCCAACGGCCCCGAAAGCCAGGCCCAGGTCGGGAAGCTGGATAGCCAGGGCTTGGGTAAACTGCCCGGTAGCCATGGTCATCTGAGCGACCTGGGACAACTGCTGGGACACCATTCGGGCGCCCCCACCCATAAGAACCGAACCCCGGCTGACCTCGTTCTGGGCGATCTCGAGGGTCTTAAGACCCGAGGTCGCAGCCTGGTACTCACGGGTCAGTTGGGCCGTCACTGTTGCAGCCTGGGCCTTCGAGGCCACCCCCAGGCGCTCGGCGGTAGCCACCTTGTCCAAGGCCGCCGCGTATTGGACTTCCATCGCGTAGGCCCGATCAAGGGACATGCGGAGGGACTGAAACTCAGACTGGCTCAGAGCGACCGCCGCAGCCATTTCCTTCTCGGCCTCGGCGGCCTTTCGGGCGGCCACGGCATTGGCCTTGGTCTGTTCAGCCGCCTCTTTCACGGCGGCTGAAGTCTTCTTGGTAGCCTGCTCGACATGATTGGCGCCCTCGACCGCCGCCCTGCCTGCATCGGTGAACCCCTGTTCCAAAGCGGAGGTCGCCTTGTCGACTGCGACCTCCGCCTTTTGAGCCGTCCGGACCATGCTGTCAAGGGCGGCCTCGCCCTTGGCCAGCTCCCGGGCGTCCGCCGTCATGATAAGACTAGAGATCTCAGGCATCAGGGGGTTCCGTCTGTTCGGGAGCCGTAGGATCTTCGTCCTCGACCCGTTCATGGGGCGGCATGGCAAAGGGTTCTTCGCCAATGCTTAGTTCAGCAAGGTAAGCCTCGCTCATCCGGATAAGCGTCGAGGCCTCCCAGGGTTCGAGTTGTTGCTGGGTCAACTGGGAGAAGGCGTTGAGCTCGGGCCAGCCTATGGGGGTTTGACCCATCGGGGTCTGAACCATGAGCCCCACATCCCGCAGGGTGTGCCAAAGGTAGATTTCGGGTCCCAGCTCGGGAAGATAGGCCGGCTCTTTGAGCCGCTTAGCCATCGCCATCCGGTTGCGCCCCCAACCCTTGGGTTCCGAGTGAAGAAACCCAAGGGAGGCCGCAAACTCAATCAGGCGGTGGGATCGTTTCCCAAGGTCGTGCCCAGATCAGACGCAGCATCCTGGATCTGTTTGGTGAAGGGCAGGTTGACGACGCTCAGTTTCGGACGCTTGCCACCTTCGCCGTCCTCGAAGACCAGGTTGCCATCGGAGTCTTTGTCCTGCTTGACGACAGGAAAGGTCAGGTTCAGCAGCCAGCGGATGTCGTCCTCGGAGGTCGACTCGAGGACGGCGGCCCCCCGCGGGATGTTCTCCAACCGGATCACATAGGGAATGGTCGTCTCGACAGCGTCCTTGTGGACGTCTTCCATCACGAACACCGGGGTCTTGCGCAGGGCCTTGGCTTCGGGGCTTTCCCCAACGATGACCCTGTTCTCGGCGACCACCTGTTCTTTCAGCTTTTGCCGGATAGCGCCCTGAACGACCGACGAGATGGTCCCCCGGATATACACCAGGCAGGGTTTGCCCTGGTGCGTCAGGGGCTCACGGGTTTCGGGGTCCAGCAGTTGGAGGGGGTAGCCTTGTTCGGCCCGGGCGCGGTTGTCAAACTTGTTGAAGTCCATAGTCTGGGGTTCCTTGTGCATACGGTTCCTGAAGTGTAGTAGGTGGGAGACCCGGAACCAAAAGGCCCCCCACCACTCCCGGCAATCCCCGAGGGAACGGGTTGCCGAAACTTAGACCCTGATGACCGGCGAGTTCACCCGGGCCACGAAGTTGTAGCCCTTGTAGTTCTGGGTGTTCCGGGCCATCGACTGGTAGTTGGCGATCAGAGCGAAGAAATACTCGATCTTGCCGTCGGGGTCGGTGATCTTGAACGAGCAGTTCTGAGACCCGTTGTTGTTGGCCAAGATCAGCGTCTGACCGGCATCGGTGCCACCGTCCCAACGGAAGGCCATGGGGATCTCGCCACCATCGGCCGCCCCGTTCACGTGCTCAACACGGCCGGCCAGCAGGGGGATCGAGATGTTGTCGGTGGTGTCGCCGGTGGGATCCACCGAGACGATCTTGCCGATGGTCGTGTAGGTCAAAGCACCGAAGCCCGAAGCGTCGGTGGTGGCGGGGACGGAGGCGACCATTTGCACCAGCGCCCCGATGTAGGAAACAGGAAGAGCCATTTTGTGATCCTCAGATCAAAGGGTTGGGTTCAGCGCGCCGAGGTCTCGGTCGACTGGGGTTTGTCCACCGGACCGGTGGGGGTCTTGACGTCGACCAGGGTCGGCGGCAAAGTCTTGAAAAGAGGGCTTCCAGACGAAAGCCCGGACGACGCCGGAGAGGCCCCTTCCACATCCGCTTTGTCGACGGGTGGGTTGGTCACGGGATCGGCCTCCAGCGGCGTATCCGGCATTGTTACCCCGGGGATTTGGTCGGTGTCCCGGGTGATCGAGGCCGGAGCCTCGATTTGGTCATCGGGGTCGGGGTCGAAAGCCAGTTCCACCGCCCCGGATTTGACCAGCGGCGCCAGGAAGCGCGAATTGTCGAGCGACCGGATGACGTCGTTGGTGGTGTCGAGGGGGTTCCCGTGAACCAGGACGTGCCCCGAGGGCATCTCCATGCCGCGCCAGATCCGATGGTCAAGAACTGTGATCCGGGCCATATCAGTTGTCCGACAGCAAGAAGGCGGTCAAGCCTGCGCAGGCGGCCAGCGAGATGGTGCCTTGCAGGTGGTTCGCGATCGAGTCCAGGTTGATCTGCCGGGCCGCCCCGATGGCGAGGGGACCACCGAGCTGCACAGCCGCGCCCAGGTTGACGTTGATCGGACCGCCAGGGGCGTTGTAGCCGGAGGGGGCGGCCGACCCGGTGATGGTCGGCGTCAGCGATCCGGCCGTGTTGTTCAGCAAAACCAAGCGCTGGTTGGTGCCGGGGTTGTAGACCAGGGTGTCCCCGTTGGCCAGGGTGTTCACGGTGATGGGCCGACCACCCGCCCCCGAGACCACAGAGTTCGTCAAAACTGCCATGATAGTTCCTCTTCAGTTGGCTTGATAAGTGATGCGGGTCGGCACTCGCCATCCGAACCCGTCGTCGTACCCCTGAAGAACCTCCGGAGGGCGGTTAATCAGGACCGTGGTTGACCCTACGACAAGGCGAGATGCGTAGGGAAATAGCGCTTTGATCAGTTTCGCCAGGGCGTTACTTTCCCGACCGAAGTCGTTCCCGGTTGTGGTGGCGCTGATCATAGCATAACCAGAGTCAGTTTCGGCCCCGCCACGCAGGGTCGGGTCGGTGGTTCCCGTGGGGACCAGTTCCAGGAAGACCAGGGGGAGCGGCGGCAGAGGAACCACGGGTTTGTCGGGGTAGATGATCGTCATCCCCGGGTAGGCCAGGGAGGCCAACTGCTGGGAGAAGGCCGCCAGGGTTTCGTTTTGGTCAGTCATCGGTTCACCTTTGCCGCATTCTTCTCGACGATCTGCTGCCACTTGGCGACGTTAGCACCGACAAAGTGGGCGCCGGGTTGGTTGTAGGTTCGACCCAGGGCGTCGGTCCCCACAAACCCCAGTTCGACCCGAAGGGCATATTCAGCCGCCCATTCGAAGTGCGCCACGTGACCCGCCTCGAGACCGGCGATGGTGGCCACGTAGCTGTTGGCACTGGGTTGCCCCACCGATCCGTCTAGCCCTGAAGCCAGGGAGTTCCTGAGCACACCGTGATCGACGGGGATCTTACCCTGTTCAGGCGGGCCTCCTCGTTCGGAGGCCCGGGGTTGTGTCGTCTGGGCCAGCTCCAGAACCTCCTGAGTGCTGGCCTGCATCACCCGGCGCATCCGATCCTTCGAGAGGTCGGCGAAACCCTTGACCTGGGCTGTGAAGGACCCGAGTTTCTTAGCCATGGGCTAGTTTCCCCAGCACATCGGCCTGGGCCTCAGTCAGCCCCCTAGTCATAAGCCGGGTCTTCAGGGTCTTCCGGAAGTCGTCCCCTTGAGACAGGATGTCGTTATGCAGTTTGTCATCTTGTTGGTCCCCAGCCTCATCGAAGTAACACAGATCACGGGGTTTTAGGACCGACATAGCGGTTGAACCTTTCCATAGCCAGTGGGTCAGTTAAGTCCAGCGACCCCACCCAATCCGACCCGATCAGCAAGGGTTTTAGAGCTGGGAGGTCGGAGATCTCCCAGATCGCCCGGGGGTCGGGGGAGTCAAGTAATGCTCCTACCGCTTTTCTCTGTGTCTCGTCTAACCCTAGACGTCCTAGGTCGAAAGACTTAAGTTCCCCCCGGAGACCTTCCCAGGAGCCTGGAGAGGGGGTAAACCCGTACTTAGCCCAAGCGTACCCTCCAACGTCGATGTTAGCATGAACCCCAACCGACTCTATCCCCATCTTGGGGTAGGCCGCTACGGATCGAGACAATATCTCTTTAGCTACGCCTGCCCCTTGGGCTTCCTTGTCTACGATCAAGTAGTCGTGTTCTACGGATCTACGAGTCAGGCTAAAGGTCCTAACAATCTCGTTGACCCCTTTTTGTCCATCGGAAGCTTGGACGATTAGGCTGTAGGGGGAGAGCTTAACCCTTGTAGACTTGTAGTCCTGGGTATCCCCTCCGAACAGCGACAGGAAGTCGGCCTCGGACTTGAAGGGGGACAAGATTTCTCTCAACCGAGCCTTTTCCTCCTTGGTGTGCCTGTTACCCCTCTTATCCTTGGCGTTGAAGTCGTTTAGCAGCTTATCAGCGTATTCCGAAGGCCAGTTAGATGGCGCCTCGGTAACCGGTTCAGGTTTTGCGCCTGCCCCAGCCCCGGGGCCGTTCAGGTAGTCGATGCGCACGGTCTCGAAGCATCGGCAGTTGATCGTCTCTTTAGCAGCCGCCCCTAGGCTTCGGTCACGGGGAAAGCGCATCTGGCTCCCGCCTATCTCGAAGACCGAGTTAAGCCCAATGAGCGGCTCCTTCCGAGTCTGAGCGTCCAGCACCACGTGGTCGAGCCGGGTCCGCTTGTCCATAGTGGCGTCCCAGATCCGCTGGATCTGGCTGTCGTGCACCTGCCCGGAGTCAACCAACTGTTGGTAGCCTTCGTGACGCCCGGCGCCCAGAGCGGTCAGGGTCTCCGTGCGCGCGATCGTCTCGCCACGCAGGGCTAGCAGCTTGTCCTTGTACCGTCCTACGATCTCGTCGATCTTCCCAGGCGCTAACGGCTTGCCCGAGGCCTGAAGGCCGCGGATCAACCGATCGTAGCGCTTGTCACGACGCTGACGGTTGAAGTAAGCCGCGTAGTCCCCCCGGGCCAGCTCTTCCTCCATGTTCATGGCGAAACCGGCCTGTTGGGTTGTCAGGCCTATGAAGCCGCCAATCCGGTCTTTCGATCCCGGCTTTGCAGTCCCCACCAGGCTCCGGGCTATGTCCTGGGCGCCCTTGCCGTCTTGCAGGCCTTTCAGGATAACCGACCGGGCCATCTCCCGCTGATCCTCGGTGATCTCAACGATCAGTCTCCGGGAGGTAGTCTGTGACCAAAGCTCGGCTCGAGGATGCCGCCCGGAGAAGCCAAGCGAGATACTCGAGCCGTCCAAAGGGTTTGTCTGCTTCTCGACGGCCTTCAGGGCCTGGGTCCCTCCGGTCTCAAAGGCGTCCCTGATGACCTGATCAAGCGGGAAGAAGAAGTTGCTGTCAATCGAAGCCGCGGCTACTGCCGCTTCAACGTTGCCGGCCTTCAGGTGTTCTATGATCAGGGTAACCTGGGCGGCGGACCGGATGCGGCGGATGGCGTTCAGGAACGCATTCCGTGCCGCCGGGGTCAACCTAGCGAGAGCCTGGGCAATGGCGGCGGCTTCGTTCATGCTTTCCTCAGTTGGGCCTTGTACATGACCACTGTCCCCTGGGGCGACAGGACGTTCAGCCCCTCGACCTTCCATTTCTCTCCGGCGATCGAGATCCGGTCACCGACGGCCGGAGAATAGGCCGCCGGGATCAACGCCGCCAAGTCTCCCGGCTGTGTCTTGAAGTAGGCCCCGTCCTTGAAGCTGAAGGACGAAGGAAAGAAAGTGATAGGCGAGCCCACAGTGTCCTTGGTAAAGGTTCCCACCAAGTGTGGGGCTGTTGGTCCACCCGAAGTCTGTCGAAACAGGGTTCCGACCGACCCCAGGTCAGAGACTACAGCCTCGACCTCCTTTGCGATGTTGGCCCAGTTCTCACTCATATCCCACCGCCATGAAGCCGAAGGACAGGTTGCCTGGCATGTACGGGAAGAGCATAGCCTCGATGAGCGAAGACCGAGGAGAGAACATGTTCGGATCTCCCTGCTTCACCTCTACTGGAGTCCAGCTGATTGTGTCGAGCCGGGTCAAGACCTTCGCCTCTGCCGGGGTGAAGGTCTTGCTGAATAGCCCGGGGGTAGCCAGCTCCAGACCGGCCGCCACGTAGGTCGCGTCATCCACCACAGGCAGGGTCGCGTACGAGGGGTCGAGGAACCGAACGACGTAAGTATAGGCGATGTAGTCAACCGCCCTCTGCAGGGCGGCGTTGGCGTCCGCGTCGGAAGCCGAAGCCGGGGCCGAATTGCCGCGAGCTGTAGCGTGAGCCCGAAACCCTGCGAGGGAGGTTGTCATAATTCAGCCTCTTACTTCGCCGCCGGGGGCAGATCTTCCGGGGGAGCAGCGGGCTTGTCCGAAGCGGCCTTGGCCACAGGGGCCACCGGTTTGGGCGCGTCCGGTTTCCCCACCGGGTCCCCAATCAGCGGATCGGTGGTCTCGAAGGCCACGTTGGTGACCGGGGTCATGGCGTCGAGGTCAATGACCTTACCCTGGAGCCAGCCGGGAATGGCCGCCCCCTCGGTGTACAGGTGGTCCGGAATGATGGTGCCGACCGGAACTTCGGTCTGACCGGCCCCGGCCGACATGACGGCAAACACACCGGTTTGGAAGACTTGGAGTTTCATGTGGAGGTCCCTTATGTTGATATGCACAAAGGGGAAGGACCTTGCGGCCCCTCCCCGAGTAGTAGCAGGCGACAGGAAGCAAACCTTACGCGCTGACGGCGACGCCACACTGGTTGGTGGCGTCGAACTTGATCTCGATGGCCGCAGCGGCCATCGTGACGAAGTTGTACTCGTCTTCCGGATTGGCCCGGAACTGGGCGCGGTTGGTCATCGGCATGGCGTTCAGGATCTGGACCACGGCCGGGTCCTTCACGACGGCGATGATGGTCTGGGCCGGGACATAAGACGAGGGGATAACCTCCTTGACCTGGCTGTCTTCCAGAATGCGGGCCGCAATCGACTTGTTCGGGTACAGCGTCGAATAGTCGGTCGAGGTCGCATAGCGCCAGTCCAGCCAGTTGACGTACAACGTCGCCGGGGCATAGAAGTTCTTGGCGAACAACAGAGCCAGGGTGGCGTTGACTTCCGCTTGCCACTGGGCACCGGTGCAGGTCCGAAGGGCGTTGCCGGTGGACCGGGAGTTCCGCTTCGGGTGGTTGGTCAGGCCGTACAGAGTCTGGCCACCGGCCACAACCTTGCTGTTGCCCGAGATGACCATTTGCTCCAGGCTCTCGGCCACCTTGAACATGGCGTTGCGGCGACCGGCGGCATCCAACTGAAAGCCCTCGGACTGCGCAGCCTCGACCTGGCGCCAACCGTAGCTGAAGGTCGTGTCGAAGATCGGCAGGGGGGTGCCGAAGTATTCGAACACAGGCTGATCGGCCCGGGCCTTGCTGCGGCCATCCATCGAAACGTTGACCTGGCCGCTGTCGGAGATGGTCTGGAAATAGTGCAGCAGTTTCCCGATCGGAATGGGAAAGCTGACCGACGCCGCCAGGTCGTTGAACACGGACATGACTTGACGCTGGATGGCCACGCCTTCCCGGTCCCACTGACCCCAGACGTTGTAGGGGATCGGCATGGCGTTGCCAACCATGGTGGCGTTGCCCAGCCGCTCGGCCATCGAACGCTGTTGGGCGTTGAAGGCCTGGCGGTTGGCGAAGATCATACGCTGTTGGTCTTGCGTGAAGTGAAGCATTGTCGCCCTCCTTACGGTGCGATGTAGAAGTTGGCGATGACGACGTCCGCCAGCTGGCCTGCGGAATAGGCGCCGGGGGTGTCGTTGAAGAAAGCGACAACGACGTTGGTGGTTGCGGCTGCGGCCAGACGACCCGGAGCCGCAATGGTCAGCGGCTGCATGTGGGTGTAGGTGGCCGCCGCCAACGCACACTGGAAGAAGTCATTGGGGTTGACCTCGTAGGCCACCCCCGTGTCACCCGTGGTGTAGGCGGTCAGCTTGTCCTGATCTTTGAAGTCCAGGTTGCCCAAGATCAGGGGCCGCTTGCCGGCCGGGGTGGTGATCTGAACCAGGTTGGTCGCCGTAGCTTCGACGAAAGTCCCCGGAAGCAGAGCGCCCGTCACCGGCAGGTTGATGGTGCGGGGCTGTTCGTTGATCGACCCCCGGAAAATGCTGTTGCCGGCCATGTCACTTGCCCTCCGCGAACAGGGCGTTCAGGTCGTAGCCCTTTTCCTCCGAGGCATTGCCCAGGATCGGATCGCTGTTGGCGTTCAGGGCGGCGGCCGTGCCGGGCTTGCCGACCTTGGCGGCCAGCTCCTTCAGCGCCGGGGTCGGCAGGGTGTTGGCCAGATCCTGGTTCATCAGGTTCGCCTTCACGATCGTATTCACCAGAGCGTCCCGTTCCAGCTTCTCAGCGGCGGCGGCCGTCTCGGTGATCTTGTTGACCACAGCCGTGACGGGCTCGACGGCCTTGTTCACGGCGGTGGCCAGGGTCGTCGGCAGGTCCTTGACCAACGACGACACTTGGTCCGCGACGGTGTTGACCTTCGCGGAGAGAGCAGCGAACTGCTCGTCGGTGATACCCATATCTGTCTCCTGGGTTGGGGGTTGGGTAGACGAGGACGGACTGAACAACGCCAGCACCGCCTGTTTGATGCGCTCCGCAAGGGTCGCTCTTTCCTGCTCTTCCAAGGCCGAAACCACGGACATTGCAGCGTAGTCGAGGCTCCGGTCAGCCCAATCAATGGCTGAATTGACCACCTCGATCTCCTTCCCGTTCACCAGCATACCCACTCCTTGCTCTGGGGTAGCCGCCCCTTCCTCGTTCAGAAGGATGGCGTCATGGTCGAACAGCATGTTGGTGGCGACCTTCATCTCTTGGCCGCCAACGTTCGTCGTCTTGATCTCACACAGAAGCCCGGTCGAGGTATGGATGGGCTTGGCATTGCGGATAGCCTCGAGAACAGCCTGCCCCTCCTGGGTCCGGTTGGCCACCTCGACGTCAATCACTTTGTCGAGGTAGACGATGCCGTTCTGGCGACGCACGTTCTCGTTCCAGGCCCCGATATACCCGATGTTGATGCCCTCGGGGTCCGAAGCACTGACGAACTTCCCATTGACCGTGGGGTGGCCAAAAGGCGCCGGGGTCCGCTCCAGCGTTTTGTAGCTGTTGGCGATCTCCTCGGCCGGGTACATGATGCCGTTCATAACGATGTTATCCGGCAGGGTGGCGGAAGGCACGACGATCAGGTCGCGCCCGTTCCGTTTGATCGTCTTCGCCTTGGCGGAGTTCGCGACCGACCGGATGTTGATGCGGGTCTGGGACACGGAGGTCATCCTATGGTTGGGCCAGTGGGTCGGGGTTCGGGTTGGCCGGTGGGTTGGGCGACGCCGGAGGGGTGTAGTCCTCCGGAGCCAGAGGTTCGTAGTCAGCGGCCTCCCGGATCTCGTCCGGGGTGAAGGTGATCTCTCCGCTGGCGTTGTAAGACACGGCGTTGATGTCGGACAAGGTCTTGGCGATGGCGACCTTCTCCGTCTGGGTGGTCTGGGCAAGATCCGGCCAGTCGGTCTGCCAGTCCGCCTCGGGAAGAATGCCGACCGCTACTAGCTTCCGGATCATAAACTGGAAGAGAGGAACGACTTCGTTCTCCCGGCGGGCCATGTTGGCCTTGTTCCACTCGGCCGAGTCCTCGGTCGAGGCCCTTTCGCCTTGTTGGTTGCCGATCAGCACTTTGGTCGGCATGTTGATCGAGGCCGCGTAGCACTGAAGGCAAATGTCAAAGAACTCTTGGGGCTGTGGCAGGGTGATGGGGAGGACCATGGCCTCCATCCCCTGGATCATGAGCAGCTTGTCGAACCCTCGCTGCCAATCGGCCACCTGATCGTTCATGGCCTGCTGGATCTGGTTAGGCTGAACGCGCATCGCTCGAGCCATGTCCTCGATCTTGGCGTCCTTATCCACACGCAGGACCGGGGAGGCCTTCGAGTTCTTCCAGAACCCCTCGCCTCCCGAGCCGGAGATCTTCTCCATCGTCAGAAGGTCGTTGTAACCTGGTTCAAGGAGCGACCGGGAGTATACCGTTCCGTCAGCCGACCAGATCATGACCCTGTCGGGGTGAACTCGAACCTGACGAGTGGAACCCGAGCTCCCGGCCGGGAGATCTTTGTCGACCGGGGTCTCGTTGAAGAGGAACATTTTGGGCTCCCCGTAGTTCTCAGACGAGGTGTCCTGCTCCCATTCCTCGACAGTCAGTTGGGAAGCCCAACAGGGGATGATCCCCGCCAAGCCTTCGAGGCCTCCGTTCACCCTGGTGACGGGTTGGTCGAGGGCCAAGCTGTCCCGAAACCGGAAGATGACGCCTGAGTAGCCACCCACCAGCGACCGTCGATCTGCTTCGGCCAAGCGTTGCCAGATCCGAAGCTCCTGAAAGCGGAGGCGCACCTCCTTCTCGACGGGGGTCTCCTCGGGGTCTTCGGTCTCCCACAGGCAGGGGTTGTTCTCCCAAGTCTTCAAGATCGTCTTGTCAACCCCCGCCCGGGCGAGCCCGTTCCGGGAGTACATGGCATAAGCCATCCCGAAGGATACCGTCGAGGGGTAGCCGAAGTCGAGGTAGTGGTTGTGTTTGGCGTCGGGGAAGTACCCGGGGAACAGGCTCTCGATCCTCCGGCTGGCGGCGTTCAGCATCGCCATCAGCTCGGAGGCTTGTTCCCCGTTCAAGGTCGGGGTCAAGCCAGAGGGCGCCAAGTCGTTCATCCGCGGTTTCTTTCGCTGAGCAGCATCATTGCCACAGGTGTCTCAAGAACGACAGGCCAGTAGCACATCATTACCGCGTCCGCCAGGTTGGGTGACTTAGTTCCCGGCGGACGCTTGTTCACGGCCAGCTTCAACGAGCCAGTCATCTGTCCCATAGTTGCCTGCCCCAGTTCCTTCTGCAGCTTCCTGAGCCCAGGAAGATCAGACGGGAGGCAGATCATTTCGTCTGTGGGGTACTGGATACCCTCTGTTATAGCCCGATGGGTCTTCTCGAAGCGGCGGCGAAGCTGCCACCAGCCTTGAGCCTTGAGATTGGCGTAGAAGTCCTTGTTCAAGGGAGTCAGTTTGTCATCGGGCTCCACGTTCTCGTCGGGTCTTTGAACCCCAGCCCCGGCGGACCAGGGGACGAAAGTGATGGTGCTCGGTAGCTGACCCGTCTCCTCGAGGCGGTTGGCTTCGGACTTGACCCCGGCGCCGACCCCCACGCAGTCGTATTGAAGCTCGACAGGGCCGGACCCCATGAGGGCCGCGATAGCCCTTCGGGTCGTCTTGCCCGTGTCCCCCTTCTCCCATTCGAACAGCGAGTTGAGCCGAACGCCCTTCCGGATGGGAAGGGCGTTGCTGTCGCCACCCTCGTCTGCGACGTCAAGGGCCGCCACAACGGGCCCCGTGTCCATGTGCAGACCCAGCTTGACGTCAGCGTCGATAGCCGAGATGATCCACTCTTGGGGTATGACCACCCCGTCGACTGCCGCGGCGTAGTTCCGCTCGACCTCTTGGGCGAAGACGTGCAAAAGCCCATCCATCTCCGCCTTCTTCTTTCGAGCCAGATACCAGGCGTCGTCCTTTTCCGGATGGTCCCGCCAGTCCATGACGAAGACGTTAGTCACGCCTTTGTGGGCCGGTCCTTCGATCCACTCGACCCCGTTCTCTCGGCGACGGTGGAAGACGTTACCCAGGCCGTTGACCGACGAGATGTCGATCTGCACCCGAGTGTTGTCCGATAGAGCGGCCTCGATCTTCTCCGGTCGCTCGTAGTGGGCTGATTCGTCCTTGAAGTAAATCAGCTTACGCCCGCCTCGACCGATCGAGTCACCGGCCTCCCCTGTGATCGTCGCCCCGGTAGCTGGGTTGACGATCCGCATGAACGCCATGTCCCGGGTCTCGTCGAACCCCTCCGGCCAGAACTCCCGAGGGAGGCGCCGGATCAGGATGCGCATCTTCTCGAAGATGCTATCGGGGTCGCCGATCTTGTCGACCAAGGCCTCCTTGCGGCTGCCCCATCCGATCGAGGCCCCATCCCAGAACCGCCACATCCATACAGACACGGCGCAGCATATCCAGGTCGCCCCGAGGTCTCGGGCCTTCTCCATCAACCCGTTCTCCTCCCCTTTCAGGCAGGCGAGGATGAAGTCGACCATTTGGCCCTGGCGCTCGAACATGACGAAAGGCATCTTGGCCATCCGCCCGGGTTTACCCGCGACCCGAGGGTCATATGTGTCCATCCAGTGGTTGATGAACTCCTTCGGTCGAGTGCGGTAGTACTCCAGGGCTCCGTAAAGGAGCTTAGGGTCTTCGCGCATCGCCAGGAGTTGCTGTTGGCGCCAGGCGAAGACCGCCGTGTAGTCTGGCGGCCAGTTATCCCGAGTTCGCGTTGAGGGTGGCAGCATAGGCGTCCGCCGCCTCCTGAGGGGTCATGGTAGCGGTGACCGATTTCAGTGCACCGCCATCGTGGCCTGCCACCTGGATCTTGTCCCCGTACTTCTTTGGGTTCATTCGGGAGAGGACCCACTTGCGAGTGTTGATCTGCATCTCTCGGTGTTTGGTCATGTCGGCTTTGGTGGTCTTGATAGAGACCCCATTGGGTCCATTGTCTTCCACCACCTGAACGCCTTCCAGGGGCGTGTCAGCGATATGGGTCAAATCGTCGAAGAGAACCTCTTCTCGGATCTTCATCGCAGCCGTATATTGTTCGCGAAAGACTGAGTCTGCGGCGACCCACCGGAGCACCGTGGTGATATGGGGCGCGCCATCCTCTTCACAGTAAGATCTCAGGGACTTACCCGAGGAGATCCACAGAAGGATGGCGGTTTGCTCTTCCGGGCCGAAAGGAGAAGGAGCCCCAGTGGGCTTGCGTTCAGTGGGAGGTGACATGATCCAACCTGCTACATGGTGTCCTCCTGGTGCTTAGGAGCTGGGAAGAGCCCCCACCCGACCTTGCCTCTCGGACCCATCACGAAGAGGCTGGGTGGACCAGCAGAGCAACTACCACATTGAGGGCGTGCCCCGGGATCTACCAGGTCGGGTGGGAGGGCGAACAGCCTTTTAAGCTTCCGACCTATCTCCCCAAGACGGCATAGCCGTCCTTGTGATCCCTATATGGGTCAAATGGGATCGAGATGAAAACTGAAAAACGTCAGCTTCAGGGAGGATTTCTTTATCGCAATAGTGATCCCCCCGTCTGCATTGATTGTTTCAACAGTCCCAATCAGGTCGGTGAACAGCCCTTCTTTAACCCGAACAGTCTGGTGAACCTGAAAGTCATGGGGAGGAACAAGTTCAGGAGGATTTTCAGCCACATAGACCGGGTTTGGTTCTTCCTCGACTACCGGGGCTTGCGAAGGCACTATTCCAGGGTACTCCCTTTGGTCGTAAGCCCGAAGAGGTCCGAGCTCCCAGTCAAAAACCTGAAGAAGAGACCCCTGGTTCTTAGACGGCCTGAACAAGACAGGCTTTCCTTGATCCGTCACTCTGTGACCAGAGACCCCAGAGTCATCCCTGACATTGCAGGCCCATTCCAAGTCTTCCCCTCGGAGGAAGACAAAGGAGGGCGTGAGGGCCGTTTCCACCCAGATCCGAACCTTCTTCCTAGGCAACCTTTTCCGGAGCCAATATCGGGGAGACCAGGCCCTTAAGCCTTCCCGGACCAACAGATCTTCAAGATCGAGGGTAAGCTTGCCTTCGCACCGAAGGACCAACCACTTGGCCTCTTGAGCTCTCAAGGCCCGTCCCTCCTCGAGGCGCTTCTTCTCGAGGTTTCTCCGCGTTTCCTCGGGGTGTATTCCTCGGGCAGGGGTGGTTTCAAATGGGTCTGACATGTCTTTCCTCGTGCTTATATTGAGTTACTCCGTCAACCCGCTCCCAACCCGCTCCCAACCCGCTCCCAAAAGGCGGGAGCGGGTTGCGCGTTGGACGGGTAGGGCAGCTAAAAGCCCTACCCGTCAACCCGCTCCCGGAGTGTTTTTCCTTAGGGGAGCGGGTTAAATGGGAGCGGGTTGAAGCCACCTGCCCGGGTGAGTTCTTCCGGGCTTGGAAACGCCCTTTTAGGGACCATTTTTGAGTTAACCCGCTCCCGGTCATTTTTGCCCCCTTAGGGTGTCGAAGTACACCATGGGGTCTATCTCCGAGGGGAGTAGGATCTCGGGGACCATTCTCCCCCGGAGGAACCTCTCCCGAAGTTCCTCGGGAGGGGGCACGGAGATGACAAGCCCGGCCTCAAGGAGTCTATTCAGAGCTTCGGCGATGAGCTCCCGTTTCCCCGAGATCCGGTCACGCAGGTCGGAACGAGTCAGAGGGGCCATGTCGGCCGCCCCCCTCGATACGGCTTCGACTATTAGGGTCTGACGTTCCGTGAGCCCTCTTTCCTTCTCGAGCTCCTTCCGCTCTTCGACCACCGCCTTCTGGGCAGCCTTCCGCTCTTCTCCCGTGGATCGGCAGGGCAGCCCATGGATATACGTCTTCGCCTGTGGTTCACCCCACGGCGTATTGATCAGTTCGCGACCGCCTTCCTGACCGAACGAGATCTCAGTGTAGTCGGGGCTGAACCTGCTTTTCCGGATGGCCATGAAGCGCATGTCGGTAGCGGTGTCGTGCACCAGGTAGTAGGTGGCGACAGCGTCGGCCTCCCAGGCCCCGGCGCCACGGAATGACATGTCGGTGATGTCGGCCCGGACCATAGCTTTGGGAGTGTGACCAACCAGGACGATCGGCATTCCCGGAAGCTTCTCCTTGAGCGCCGACATGGCCTTCCCCACCTCCGAATTGTCTGACTCGTTCTCCAGGTCCAGGTTGGCGGAGGTGGTGTCTAGGACGATGACCGGAGAGGCCCTAAATACGGCCGCCTGCGTGGGCCTTTCCAAAGGGGTGGGATTATCCACCCCTTGGTCGGAGTCGTCGTATCCGGCCAAATTTTGGGGGTCTCCGGCGATTTCTATGGGGTTGGTCAGGATCGGGATGGCCTGGGCCAATTCCCGGGCCAGTTGCTTGGCCGGTTTTCTCCGGGCCGGGATGATGTGAAACCACTTCTTGAAGTCATCCCAGGACCGGGAGCCTGCGACCTTCGAGATGGAGTAAAGAGTGTCCCGAGCTTGGTCCGGAGCTTCGGTCACCCAGATGACGTGTCTTCTAAGCTGGGGGTGGAAGCCCCATTCCTCCGGAGCCAGGTGAGCGACGGATGCAAAGACCGGAATGAGGTTGGTCGATTTACCAGCACCCCAGGCTCCGGCGATTAGGGTGACCCCAACCGGGAGAAAGCCATCCAGGACGAACTCTGTAGGAAGGAGGACCTGTTCGCCCAGGTCCATCGAGTAGTCGAGGATGGACCTGGTGTTGTCCGGGTCGTCTGGGTCGATGTCATCCGGCTCCGGGTCGTCCTGGTCCTGGGTCTTCTTGGAGCGAGGGTTCTCCCAACCCCAGTTTCGGGTGGCCTCGGCGAACACGGCCTTGTGGTTAGTTCGGGTCGAGTTGAACCCGTCCCACTTTGCCCTGGCGTCGGCTTCGTCGTACTTCGAGGAAGTGGAGGACCAAGCCAGCCATAGTTCCAGACCTTTGGCGCCTAGGGGTTTAAGGGCGTGGCCCATGCTGATCCACAGGGTTCGTTCGTCGGAGGACATGGACGCCAGGGCGGACTTGAGTTCGGCTACCAGGCGTGGGGTGACCAAGACCTCCGATTGCTCTTCACGCTCCTGACGCTCCCGGTCCACGAGGAAC